CCTTGGCCACACATGGCCGTTGAGGACGCAGCTGATAGCGATCTAAAATTGTCGGTGGGGCCGCTTACTATCTTTGCCTTTGATGTTAGTCCAAGTCGTAGAGATGGATCGCTCTGCATGGGACAAGTCCTCGAGGACGGTCGTATCGGCGTAGCTGTCCTTGAGATATTCCACTCGGACGTATCTATCGATGAGCTCTTTGTAGCTAATGCCATCGCTAAGTGGGCCAAGGTCTATTACCCGCGTATGGTTTGTTATGACAAGTACACAACAGCCTCGATCGCCAAGCGCCTTGAGGTAAACGGCATACAGATAACTGACATCTCAGGTCAAAAAGGTTATCAAGCATCCGGCGATCTTTACGAAGCTCTAGCTAATAAGCGGCTTGTACATAGTGGCCAAGATGAGCTCGTAGCTCACATGGCTAACTGTGCAGCTAAAGAGTCCGATAGCTCTTGGCGTATCATCCGCAGGAAATCCGCCGGGCCCGTAGATATAGCTATAAATTTATCGTTTATCGTCCACATCCTTACTCAACCAATGGGCGAGGCTAAAGTTTACGTCTAGAGACACGCCGAGAGTTTTCGGATTTTGTGCTTGACTTTTGGAGAAAATCCCTTTCATGGGATTACTGCAAACTCTAGGACTAAAGAGCGCTGACAAGCCAACTATCGAGGCTCAGTACGCACCTGCCGTAATGGATACTACTTACGGATATGGATCATTTAATACTAACTCTGCATACGGATATAACGGCGTAGGTATTGATCGTAATTTTGCTTTACAGGTTGCAAGTGTTAGCCGCTGTAGAAACCTTATCGCCGGTGTTATTTCATCTATTGATTTAGCACTATACAAAAAATCAACAGGAGAAAAACTCGGCTCCCCTATTTGGTTAGAGCAACCTGATCTACGTCAGCCTCGTAGCGTTACCATTTCGGCTACAGTCGATAGTTTAATTTTCTACTCTGTGGCCTACTGGCGTGTGACAAGTCTCTACGCCGATGATGGTCGTCCATCCGGTTTTGAGTGGGTAGCTAATAACCGCGTTACATACACGACTAATCAATACGGTACAGAGATTAAAGATTACTTTGTAGATGGCAACCTTGTACCGATGTCAGGTATTGGATCTCTTGTAACTTTCCAATCTCTTATTCCTGGTGTATTACAAACAGCGGGTACAACAATTAAGGCGGCATACGATATACAAAGAGCTGCCGCTGTTAGTGCTGCTACACCTATGGCCACAACAGTATTAAAAAATAATGGCGCCGATCTACCTGAGACTCAAGTGCAAGGTCTACTAGCTGCATGGAAAGCTAGTCGTGCATCGCGTAGTACGGCGTATTTGACTAGCACTTTGACTGTAGAAAATATCGGCTTTAGTCCTAAAGACATGATGTATAACGAAGCATCTCAGTACTTAGCTACTGAAATTGCTCGCGCTATGAACGTACCGGCGTATTACATCTCTGCAGATATGAATAACTCTATGACATATCAAAATATCATTGACGGCCGGCGTGAGTTTGTCTCGTACTCTCTACAACCTTACCTTTCCGCAATAGAGGATCGTTTATCTATGAACGATATTACAAACTCATCTAATCAAGTTCGCTTTGCTATAGATGACTCATTTTTACGTGCAGATGCTAAAGAGCGTTTAGATCTTATCGAAAAGATGCTGACTCTAAATCTCATCGATGTTAATCAAGCTCGACAAATGGAACAACTCACACCGCTAGGAGATGCAAGTGCTACTAACGTTTAGTCAGGAAATACAAGCTGCAGACACAGAGCGCCGGATCGTATCGGGACTCGTTGCACCATATGGCGAGATCGGACACACATCCGCCGGGCCTGTTATGTTTGAGCGAGGCTCAATTACTTATGCAGAAGCTACAAAAATCAAATTACTTATGCAGCATCAACAGGATAAGCCAGTAGGTCGCGCTATTAGTTTTAGCGACTCTACCGAAGGCGTATACGGATCTTTTAAGCTTTCGAGTAGCACTCGAGGACAAGATGCGCTCGTACTCGCTCAGGAAAACCTAGTAAGCGGCTTATCCGTAGGGGTCGATGTAACGGCCTCTAAGCCTATGGGTGATTACCTGTTAGTAACGGCTGCGGTCCTCAAAGAGGTATCGCTTGTCGAAAGCGCTGCCTTTTCTAGCGCATCCGTAACTGATATTGCAGCGGCTCGGGCCGAGCTCATCGCTGCGACTAGCACAAAAGAAAAAGTAACAACGATCAATACGACAATCGTAGAGACCGAAACAGAAACCGAAAGCGAGGAAGCTGTGACTACAGCCCCAGAAAATACACCGGAGGAAACTCCGGTAGATGCACCGGCCGAGGCTGAAAAAGTCGAAGCCGCTCGTAAGATTATCCGTCCATCTGTACTTGACTCTCAGAGACTACGTACACCAATCGTATCTATGGCAACATACACAGAGCATAAGATCAAAGCTGCACTAGGTAGCGATGAGTCAAAGCTTTATGTAACTGCAGCGGATGATTTTTCTACAAACCCTGCATTTAATCCAACTCAGTACTTACAAGAGTTTGTAACTAATACTCGTTTTGGTACTCCTGCTATCGATGCTTGTTCACAAGGCGTTTTGCCATCAAGCGGTATGACGATTAACGTGCCGTCACTTGTTACGGCTGCCGGTGGAGGTACAGGTGTAGCACCAACCGTTACAGTAGAGGCAGAAAACGGCGCAGTATCAAATACAGATATGCAGACTGCATATTTAACTGGAACAGTACAGAAGTACTCCGGTATGGGCACAATTAGTATTGAGCTCCTTGAGCGGTCAGATCCGAATTTTTATGCTGAATTGACACAGCAGTTACAAAATTCCTACTTGACTACTATTGATACAGCCGTAGTAAATGCTCTACTAGCAGCTGGTACAAGTGCATCAGCTACTACAGGCGATAGCGATGGAATTATCGCTTACACTTCACAAGCTGCAGCAGCCGTATACAAAAATACAGGTTACTTTGCACAGAACTACATCGGAAACGCTGCACAATGGAACCTACTAATGGGCGCAACCGATACCACAAAGCGACCAATTTATAACGCTATCCAACCTATGAACGCAGCTGGACAGGTAGGGCCTCGATCAATTCGCGGAAACGTGCTTGGATTAGACCTCTATGTGGACAAAAATTTCACAGAGACAACAGTCGATGATAACTCAGCGATCATTTTGGCCCCTGAGGCATTTACCGTTTACCGTAGCCCACAGGCTTACATGTCTGTAAACGTAGTATCGAACCTACAAGTACAGGTAGCGATCTACGGATTTATGGCAACTATTGCAAAGATGCCATACGGCATTATCAAGTACGCAAAGCTACCGTAAGCAAAAAACCTAATAGTCGGTAGGGCTCTTAGCCCTTTGAGCCCTACCGGCCTCTTTTAAGATGGGAGTAAATAAGTGCCAGCTACATACGTGACCGAGGCCGAGCTAAGAGCTAACCTAGGTATCGAAAATCTGTATAGCTCAGATATTATTGAAACGTGCTGTCAAGCTGCCCAAGATTTACTCAATCAATTTTTATGGTTTGACTCTGCTCCTGTTGTAGGTACAGCGTTACAAAATAACGTAGCTACAATTATGGTCGCTAATCCTATGATTTTTAGTACGGGTCAGTCTGTAACCTTGAGTGGATGCGGCTCAACCTTTAACGGCACTTACACAATCACCGGTACGATCCCATGGACTGCCGGGACTGCTACTCAGTTTCCATCAATAGCATTTAATAATATGTCTTTTAATTGGCCTAATGGTTATAGCTTTATACAGTTTGCTAAAACCGCAGCTAACGCTAATTTTACGCGAGTCCTCCCCTACGGCTCAGCCGTGGGCGCAGACACAAAGACAAACAGCTACGCGACTACGCCGGCTGTACGCGAGGCAGCGATGATCCTCGCGACTGACATTTTTCAAGCTCGACAAGTATCACAAACAGGCGGCGTATCCATTGATGGTTTTAGTCCTAGCCCTTATCGCATGGGTAACTCGATGATCGGAAAGATCCGAGGCTTAATCGCAGGATACACAAACCCTAACACCATGGTCGGATAATGACGGCGGCCATCACAACACTTAGAGCGACACTAGCTGCCGCCTTGGACAGTCCTAACGACTGG